GCACCCTTGTGTGGCTTGTAGCCGTCTGAAGGGTCCTTCATTAACTTGTAGCTTTTACCACTTTTCATCCAGTGATGTCCTTTGGGTGCGTTGACTTTCATCATCAACTCCTTAGTTTGTAAAAGTCTTCTATTGTACACCGGACTTGTCGTCCTTTGTGTTTCATGTATACTGGTGCGCCTACTCTGAGCCTGTGTACTGCTACTTGAGTTACGTCTTCAGATACGTCGCAGTTTGGTATAACTACGTACTGTTGATCTGCTTTTTCTATGAGAATCTTAGTGTCTGCTGATGCCTGTAACGACAGCAGCATTACTGCTACTAATAGTTTTCGCATTGTGTTCTCCTAACGTCATCACGACGTGCTTTAGCCTCACGGCTGAAACCGCACCTAAGCGGTGGCTATATTACCACTTCTTACAAGACCAGTACCTCGCCGTGAGTTTGCTGGGTGGGTTTGTGTCACACTTGTGACGTGCTCTAAACGACTTCCGTCGTGCAGGTTGGTCTTTCTTAATAGTCATCTTGGCGTCACCAAAACGTATAGTCTTAGTTTTGTCGCCTTGTTTTGCCACTACTACAAACTTCTTAGTTGGGTGATTAGGCGTTCGCTTTGGTTTGTTGTACCCGCTTACGCCCGCTCGTGCTAGTTTTGGGTCCTTGGACTTTGGCATTACTGAGTTCCTCCAGTTGGCGTTCCAAACGGTCTAGGCGCTCCCATTGGTTGTTGAATTCTTGGTTGACTCTCTGCAGCAGCAGGCGTAGTTCGTGGTCCGTTAACATTAGTTTTACCTTCTATTTGTTTTTCTTTAAGGAGAGTTTCAGCTACCTTCATACGGCGCTCAAACTCTTTGTCTTCTGCGTCACCTTCTTTAAGGTTTCGGGTAATAGCGTTGATTTTGTCAATTTCAAGCTCTTGAGGAACTGCCTGAGCTTCTGCAGCCAACTTAGCTGCTCTAGCTTGCGACTCTTGTGCCTGAGCAGACAGTGCTGCAGTTTGTGACTGCTGGAACTGCATTTGCAACTGTTGTACTTGTTGTTGCATTTGCTGTGCCTGAGGATTAGGCTGTGAAGCTTGAGCAAGGGCCGCAAGAAGTTCTTCACGGTTAGACAGGTTCATGTTGTCTACAACAGACTGAATAAGTGTGTTGTACAACGGTGAGTCTTTGCCCATTGTTTGTAACAGTTGTACCAACTGAGTAACTTCGTACTCCCTAGCAATAATGCCTAGTGTACTGCTTGCGTTGAACTTGTAATCAGCCACAGGGTACGACTCAGGGTCAAACTGCATGTACCGATGCGCTGCTTTTTTAACAAACGGAATTAAGAAGGACTGCTGGAAGTTAATCAGGGTGCGTTTGTGGCGTTTAATAATAGCGCCAAGAGACATACTAATACCAGCGGCAGTACTCTCGCCATTAACACTACCAGCAATTCCTGCTGAGTCCACTGCTCCCGTTGCTTGTTGTACCATTTGCTGCAGTGCTCCTGCCTGAGCAAAAGTGATTTGACTAACTTGACCAAAGTTGAACGGCTGAAGTACTTCACGAGGGTCTCCGTTGGTTAAAATCATCTTACCGGGGCGTACCTCAGGTTTTGCACCACGAGGTAGTCTAGTTGCGTCAATAGCCATCATTGGGTGGATAGTAAGGCTCAGAGCGTCGATTCTAGCTCTTAACTCTGTGTCCAAAGCCTTCTGAGAGTTATAACCTTTTTCGCAGACTCCACGACCCCAGAAGCGTCCGGGTACTACGTCCCAAGGAAATGCAACAATAGGCCGGTCTTCCATCATGTAAGGATTGGCTTCGGCCTTTAAAAGTATACCGCCGTTAGCAACCACTACAACGGCCTCTACGTAACGTGATCCAAAGCCTTCCTCTGGTACTGCTTCTTCGTCTTCTTCGCTCATAGCGGCGTCTAGAAGCTCTCGTGGCACTAAACCGTAGTACTTAGTAAGACGTACTTTGTCGTCGTTGTAAATAGTAATGTCTTGGTCAGGCTCAAGATCAGTGTCAGGAGCAGCAGGACCAACATAAGTTTGTCTATAAACACCTTGTTCTTGTAGTAGTTCTACTTGGTGCATACTAACAAACTCATCTACTGCCACACCCATAGCGTCTTCTACAGATGTAGCTACAGGGTCAATTAGAAAGTTCTGAGGCAGCACAGGTTTAAGTTTAACCTTGACACGGTCTGTGATGTTTACTCCTACTGCTTGCAAATCCCCGTCCATAATAGGCTGAGTAGCAGGAGCCATTTCTTTAACTTCTTCAATAACAATTTCACCAATGCCTGTACCAAACACAGCAGCATTAATAAGACACTCTGCAACTGATTTACGAATCATGCAGTTTTCAAAGTCTTCCGTAAGTTTGTTACGCAAGAACAACACGTCTTCTTTCTGACTGTCACCAAAGTTATCACTTACGTCAAACCACTTACCACGTCCAAAGGTGGCTTCTTCTAGTTCTGCTACATTAGACTCAACTGCTTGCTGAAGTGCAGGAGAAATAATGCGGGAACGCTCAGACCTACGCTCACTGTCAGCAGGGTCCCATATACCACGCCATAGTCTATAATATTCTTCAAATCTTGCTTCATAATTACTTTCGTAGTAATCCCTCCAGTCTTCACACTTGGTTATAACCCAATCTTCAATTGTTTCTTCAACCATAAGTGGGTCTTGTTCATATAAGTCAGTCATGGCTTTACTCCAAAGCGTCTATAAATGTTTTTGCCGACTTTGCTTTATTTGCTAGGGGATTAAAAGTTTCAAGGGCAGTCCCTTTTTTATAACCACCTTTAGCATAATCAATAGCTTCTTTTTTAGAAGGCATAGTTAAAAAATTATTTGTTTTAAAAGCATTTGCCATTGCTTCTTCATTAGATTCAAAACGACGCAAGGTTTTACCATCATATTGAATTGTAGGAAACACAAACCAATTTCCATTTTCATCTACTTCCGCTGCCATTTCGTGCGTAGAAACAGACCCGTCTTTATTTGTAAGGTAGGGGTATTTTTTAGGATTAAGAATTCTGTCAATAAACTCTGGCTCTTTCTTTTTTGCCATATTAGTATCCTGCTACCACGTCTAAAATATCATGGTCTTCTATTTCGTAGTCGTAGTCGTACGCTACTTTTGCCAGCTGGTCAATGTACGCCAAGGCGTCCACCAAGTCATCATGGGTCAAGGGGTCAGGAAACTGAAAGAGTTGATCTAGGAATCTAGAGTTCCACTCTCCTTTATTCAGCGTAATGTACCCATTTTCAAAGCGCCCCTGTAGCGCCCACATTACCCTGTCTGTTTTTTTCTTGTTACCGTGGGTTAACTCTTCTACTCTAAAGAATGTCCCGTACCGCTTTTGTAGATCCATCAGAGGCGACATGACGGCTTGTTTAGCAATACCTCTTTCGATTCCCACCGATATGGGACGGTAATCTCTAACGGCCTGAAATATCTTAGCTGCTGTTTCGTCAAGACTCCATCTACCGTATATGATATTGTCAACATACCAACCATGCTCATTGACCTTAACCACGGCAATCGCTGTGTCGTCAAGTTTGGAGTTTTTAGTCTTCTTCTTGTTGACTTCTTCAAATCCTGCCAAGTCAACTGCAATGTAGTAATCTCCTACTTCGGGCCTATCTTCACTAAACTGTACCCAGTCTTCCTTAAACATTTCTGACCCACGCGCTTCAAAGCTTGCCATAAACTCTTGGCGAAACGCATAACTAGACATAGACTTTTTAGCAATATCAATTTCGTCCGGGTCCAGCAGTGGATTGTCGTAAGAAGTAAAGTGCCAAGCTTTGTACGTCGGATCATTGTCTAACTCCGCATATTTGTACAGTTCGTAAAAATGGTTGCGACCCATTGGCGTACCAATGAACATCGCACAGCCTTTTTGATCCGCCAAAGCGGGTCTAAGGATTTGCTCAAATACCTCAGGCTTCATGTCAGCGTACTCGTCCATTACTAGGAACTTGAGGCTGACACCTCGCATGGTTTCTGGTCTATCGGCTCCCTTGAGACTAATAGTGGCTCCATTAACAAGCTTAATTTGAAGATTATTAACATGGCTACCACTGATAACTTCATGCCCAAGGTCGAGAAGGGTGGTCCACATGATGTCTCTGGCTTGTCCCTGAGTAGGTGCGACGTAAAATACATGGC